TTGATGCATATAGATCATTAGGTTTGACGAATACAATAATGTTTGAACCACAAAAGACACTCTACGAGATAGTAAAGGCAAAGTGTATAGACAGCGAAACCGTACATAATGTAGCTCTTGGCAGTCATTCACATACTACAGAGATGTATATATCTTATACTGAAGGAGGTATATCCAACGGCTCTGGAGCTTCTAGCTCGCTGTACCGACCCAAGAAACATTTAACTGAGCACCCGCAGGTTAAGTTTAATTCAAAAGAAGAGGTAAGAGTTGAGTGCCTAGACGACTTTTTGGTAGATAATAACATAGATGTCTCTGACTATAACTTCTTGAATATAGATGTTCAGGGATATGAGCTGGAGGTTTTAGCTGGTGGCATTAAGCTTCTTCCTCAAATAGACATGGCGATTGTAGAAGTCAATAGAGACGAAGTCTATGAGAATTGCCCTATGGTAGAAGAAATAGATCAACTAATGAATGTATATGGCCTCCAAAGAGCACACACTTTTTGGCAGTCCGAAAGCTGGGGCGATGCCCTGTATGTGAGGCTATAATGAACTTTTTTGAAATGTGTGAAATAGACACTTCTCTATTTAATATTGAATTTGCCAAACAAGATCCAGACTGGGCGATTATAAAAGATGCTTATGAAGATAACCTATCTCGCACCGATGAACATTGTGAGATACCAAAGATAATTCATTTTATATGGCTCGGCAGCGATCTCCCAGACAAGTATGTCGGCATAATTGAGGGCTGGAAAAAGCACAACCCAAAATTTGATGTATGGCTTTGGGACGATAAAAAAGCGGAAACATTTATACCACAAATGATCAATAAAGACCTATATGATCAAACAGATAGTTTTGGTCATAGGTCC